GTAATACCAAAGAAGCACCAACTGTATCTAATAATTCTGAACCAATACTCTTTGCGCCTTCGCCAATTGTCTTTGAGCCATGAATCATATCAGAAGTATCTGATATAATATTTGCAACATTAGGAATTGCCCCAGATATAGATATTCTTCCTATATCAGCTACATCTAATCCTAAACTGTCAGCAATCAAGGTAGCTGGTAATGAAATAAATGGTAAATTTCCAGCTACTTCGGTTAGCGTACTAATTATAGCATCATCATCGTTATCATCGTCATCATCAGTTAATCCATTTAATAATTCTTTTACTATATAAATTGGGTCAGGTAAAACTCTAGTGGAATTTCCTCTAATAGATCCTAATAATTCATTTGTTAAATAAGCTCCTACCATAATTTTAGTATATGCCATTGCAGTATTAGCTACTATTTTAGCTTTATTTCCATTAGCTTTTTGCTGGATATTTCTAGGCAAATCCTTAAAATAATAACTCCATTGATTATTAACCTCAACCTGAAACATATTCATCATTTTAGCTATAGGATTTTTGTTGCTAAATTGAGTTGGTAATGCTCCTCTGCCTCTATCAGCCATTAGACTTGCTGTATATCTATCCGCTTCTTGTAATGCTTGTTCTGTATTCATACCTTCTTGTAAATTTTGATTATACTTAGCTCTAGCAATTACTTCTGATGAGAAATTGTCAGCAAAATCCAAAACTGCATTTATTGGTTTAGTAACTTTATCTAAAGTAGTCTCTATTAAAGTATCTGCACCTTTTCTTCTTGTTATAAATTGTGATTCAGAAGCAAAACTAGAATCTTTACCAAGAGAAGCTTTCATAGTCTGCCATACACCATTTATTAAATTAGATGTTCTTACCTCTCCCCATGCTTGTGAAATAACAGCAAAGTTAGTTAACGATACTCCAACATTTCCACCAATCGCATTTGCAGCAATTCTACTTTCTACATCTTGCATAGTTTTGTAAACTTGTCTGTTTAGCTCTTTTTCAGCACCTCTATCATTAATTGCTTTCTTTCCGGCCAACAAATTAGTATAATTATCCAACCATTCAATAAATTTGCTTAAATGAGATTTATCTTTTGCTACACTATATATTTCTTGAATAGCATCTGCTTTTTCAATATCTGACATACTAGATTCTTTTATTTCTTCAATTCTATTTTGAATTTCAACATCATTATAACTTCCTTTAATTGCAATAGATAACGCTCTTAAATTTTGAATATCACCAGTATGATATATCAAATCTGTAGCACCTCTTATGTATTTATCAAATCCTTTTAATGCATCATAATCTGTAACATTTGATGTTCTTTCTAAAATATTGCTAAACCATGTTCTGCCTGGTTTGAATTGATATGTTTGCCCTGCAATGTCAGTAGGCAATTCCTCTCTATTTGTTATATCTATTCCTAGTAATTTTGCAGCCTTTCCTAATAAAGTATCAGCTTTCTCTTCAGTAAAATGCGGGAAATAATCTTTTCTATGTTCTACTGGTGCATATCCATTATCAAGCATTGATTCATTAATCTGTTCAATTAATTCTTCATAAATATTTCTAAACTCATCTACTGCTTTTTCTATTTTTGTTACATCTACACCTGTTGAATATAAAGCATCTGGTGTAATCTTCTTTTCGCCAAGTAATTGAACTAAAGTACTCTCACTAACTTTTTGTGGTCCTACAGTAACTTCAACTCCATTTTGATTTTCTGTATAACTAATTGTATATTCTTTTTTGGTCCCTATATCTAATTTTCTTATTCTTTCATTATATTCATTTATACTGTCAACAACTTTCTTCTCATTAACTTCAATATAAGAACGAAAATATTTATTTACTATATTATCTGCAATATCTTTAGGTGCTACATCATATATATTTCTAATAGGTGTTTCTCTACTATATTTAAAACCTATATTTTTATCTTTCCATAAATCCAAGTTTCCAATATCATTTTTCGCCTCTTCTATTCTGGCCTTTTTGATTTCAGTTTGATATTCTTTTATTGCTTTTTGAAGAGAATCATATTCCATCTTAGATTCAGCAACTTTTATAATTCCTTCTGTATTTAATCCTTTTGGAATTTCTTGTATAGATATTTCATTATTTAATAATCTATCTACTTGAACTCTATCTTTTTTTGTTAAAAGTTCTTTAGAACTTACTTTTTCGTAATTTCTTCTAGCATCAGGTAATTGATTATATACATTTTTAATGCTTTCTTTATCAATATTTAGTTTTTGTTTTTCATTGCTTTCGTTGTTATATCTTTCTGCTAATTTAATATTATTTGTAAAAGTATCAATATCTTTATCAAATTCCATTTTCGCCCATGTTCGATAATCTTTACCTAAATATTTATCATTATATGCAGCTACATTAGTTTCAACCTTTGCTATATCTTTTGAAACATCAGCAATTCTTTGTAATTGGTCTGCAGGATTTATAATGTCTGTTGGAAATAATTCTGGATAAGAATCTGATAATTCTTGATAATATGAGTCTACCGATATATTGCTTTTATCATTTGTCATTATTATAGATCCTATATGATTTTTTCTAAAATCATTATAGTCAGTTATGTTATTTCTTATAGCATCTGATACATATAATTTAGTGTTTAATATGTTTTCTTTTACCTCTTTATATGTATCATAATACTGCGTATCTATTTTTATTAAGTTATCATACAAATCATTAAAATATGATGTTCTTTTTTCATTTGTTAAAGTTCCATTACGTTGAATGTCTTCTCTTATTGAATTAACAACTGAATTTAAAGTTTTAGTATTAGCAATTTTACTTGTTCCAAAGTCATTTACTATTTTATTTATAAATTGGGTCTTGCTTCTACTTAAATATTTCTCTGCTTTATCTTTCATTCTTTGTTGCTTTTCTTCTGGTGTTTGATTTAGCATATCCTCAACAGTAATTGTACTACTTTGATTATATTGTTTTGTATTTCCTACTTCACCATCTAAAGTTGTTTTGCTTTGTTTTAGCATATCTTTAACTGCAATATCGTCACCAGTTATAGTTGTATTATTTTTTAATGAATATTCTTTATTTTTATCATTATAAAAAGAACCTGAATTATTTTCAGATTCTTCTAATATTCCATCGTTCCATACTTTGATATTATTTTTTTCTTTATTTTCATATGTTGCTTTTCTAATTTTTTCACTTTGGATTTGTAATTGCGGGTTAGCTTCTTGTATTTTCTCTCCATTTTTTCTTCCATTTTCCCTATTTTCATTTCCCCTATTTCCCAAGGTTCCATCGGATCGTCTATTTCTGTTGGTTCTCTCAAAACCCAAACTGCTATTTTCATGATTATTTTGTTCCAAATTTTCTCGATGAATTTCATTTACATTCTCTCCTATTTTTTTATTTTCTAATCTGTTCCATATTTTTCTGTTATAATCTTTCCCATTTTGAAATATATTTTTGCTACTTTCTTCATTGTTTTGTTCCAAATCCTTTTGATAAATTTCATAACTATCTCCACTTTTTTTATATTTATTATTATAGTAATTATACACACTATCTTTTATTTTATCAAGTAGTTTCCTATTTTTTAAATAATTGTTTAAATTAGAATGTTGAGGATTGTTTTTGGAAGATTCTGGTTTAACACTATTCCTGTCTAGTTTTCCATTTTTTTCTAATATGTACCTTTTTTTAGTATTGTCTGCTTCTATTTCTCCTAAACTTTCATAGTATGCTAATTTAAAACGACTTCCTCTTCCTTCTTCAAATCCCTCTATCGATTGAATAGCATGTTGAATTTCATGTATCATAGTTCCTTCTATAGCTACTTTTGAGTTTTTTGCATTCAATTTATTAGTATTTATTCTTATCAAATTTTCTGTTTTTCTAAAAGCTCCACTTGTATCCATTTTTTCAAATTTAACATTATAATCCGCTAACTCTGGATATGCTGTAAATAATATATCATGTTCCAATATATCTCCTAGCTTATATGTTTTATTTTCTTTCAAATTAATATTTTTTAATGACATATATCTATCAGTAAACTCAAATTTCCAATCTCCGTTTCTATCTTGAAACCATCCTGTATTTTGTCTAATAGTTTCATTATCAATTCCATTCTCTTTCATTTGTTGAGCTTTATTGTAATTTCTTTCAAGTTCTAAATTTCGAGTATCTGATTTAATTGCATTTAACATGCCTTGTTTTCCAGCAATAGAATATCGTGTTTCTGTATCATTTGTTTCAAAAACACTATTATAAACTTTATCAAATTGATATTTTAAATTTTCTAATGTCTTAGCTTCATCAGTTTTAGAAGTAATCATTTTGTATGCATGTTTAACATAATCGTAAATTTTTTGAAAAATATTTTTATTTTTTACAGCAAGATTTTCTATAAATTGTTCATCATTAAATAAAAAATCTCCAACCAAATCTGCTGTTAGCTCTTCTTTAATTTGAGATTCATCTGCCAATAAATCTCCATATGAGTCGGTAATATTTTTTATTTTGCTATCATATATTCCTTTAGTTTTCGCATATTCTATAGCCATGTCTTGTAAGGTTTGATATTCTTTAGAATATTCTCCTTTTTCATTTTTACCATCAAATATATGAGTTGTTTCATGTCCAATTATGGATTGTATTCCATTATCACTATGAGCATTAATTAAAATATCTCCTGTTGATTTGTCTATTAATCCATTAGCATTTTCATTATAACCTAATTGTTTTAATTGTTCAGGAGATACAAACTTATACTGTTTATTAGTATCAGCAACTAATTTAGAAATTAATTCTATTTTCCTTCTAGTCTTACTTGTATTATTCATCCCAGCATCAGCTGCACTTTGTAGCAATATATCAACCTTTTCGTTATTTGTTTTAGTCACTTCATATATGTTGAATTTTTGTTCGTTTTCGTACATGCTTTTCATTAAGTATTTATCATTTGACAAATCTATATTTTCGCCTAATATTTGTTTAATTTTATCTGTTGATATATTTCCATCTTCAAAATCAATATCTAATTGCTTTTGAATTTTATCTTTTTCTTGTTTGCTTAGCTCTGTTACATTTAATGTTCCATTTTCATATGCATTTTTAACTTTTTGCATAGTTTCTTTTTTTACATCATCTGTAATTTCTATACCTAAATTCTTTTTTATATCAAGTTGTTTGTTATATGCATTATCTATTGTACTTTCTTTAGTTCTTTCACTAATTCTTGTTTCTAATTCATTATCATACACTTTTTGTTCATTTTCAGTTTTAAGATTTTGATTATTTAATTTGTTTAAAGGTATACCTATGGCCTTTAAAACTGCTGTACTTAATATTGTTGTTATAGCAGTATCACCAAAGTCTGAAATAGTATATTTTGCATTAGAATCAACTGTTCCCTTATCTATTAAAGTTCCTAATACATCAGATATTACTTCTTCGCCAACCTCACCTGCAAAATCGTATCCTTCTTTGGCTAGAACTTTCCCAACTTTATTTTTTACTTTACTTATTAGTCCTTTTTCGACAATATCATCTAATGCACCTTTACCAAATATATTAACACCACCAGAAAGCATCTCAGTTCCAATTTCTATCATACCTTTAGTGTTTCCTATTTTTACTGCCTTATCTAAGTCTGCACCTTTATCTAGTGCCTCTTGAGTTGCCTGTCCTTTTGCACTAATTCCCATTGTAGTTAGTCCAATGCTCGGATTTTGAGTAATTGCTGATGCTGCTATTGATGGAACCATATTCCCTACTACATTAGCTACATTTCCAGCCATTTGTGTAATAGAATTATATTTTTGAGACTCTTCTGAAAGAGATTTTTGTAAATTGTTATAGGGTGTAGATATTTTTTTATCTATATTCTTTATTTTATCTTTAGCATTAGGATTTAAACTGCCTATCATTTGTACTGCTTCATCAATCGTCCCCTTGAAAGGTAATGCTGTATCTAATGCTGATGTAACACTATTATTTACATGATTTATTAATTTTTCAAAGGGAGTGCTATCCTTATCTGCAAAAGTATTTTTTGCAGATATAAAATTATCTATAGCAGTCTTTGGAAGAGTACTTAGTGGGTTAGATATTTTTTGAGTAACTTCTATTATATCTTTTATATTATCTAGAACACTCTTTTTCTCATCTGAACCTTTTTGTAGCTCATTTTGTATTTCAGTAGTTCCTGCTTTTGTTAAGCCTGTTAATCCTCCTATAATTCCTGCTCCTAAAGATTTAGCTGTATACCCTATATCGTCTAATATAGTTTTTTTATTTTCTTTTTTATTTTTAGCTCTTGTAGACGTTTCTTCTTTCTCTGTATCATTATTTATTGCTATAGGTTTATAAGTTCCTGAAATTATTTGTTCTGCTAGACTATCCGCTTCATCCTTTTTCTTCTTTTTATTATACTTATCATTAATAATATCATCTGCTAATCCCATTAATTTTCCTCTTTTCTAAAACTAATCTATTCCAAGTTTTTTTGTTATGGTTCTTAATTCCGCTGCTGATATTTCTCCTCTTTTATAACGATCATTTAGATATGATGCAACATAAGCACTTCTACTTCCAAAACCAGATAAATCTTTTTTGGCTATTGTTGAATTGTATATTCCTAAAGCAGACTTATAAATTTCTGCCCCCTTTTGGCTTAATGTACTTTCACTTTGGCTTGAATCAGTATAAGGATTACTTAATTCAGCTGTTTTAGCCTTTGTATATGCTATATCAGCATAAGCTTGTTTCTCTTTTAGTGCCATTTCTCTCTCCCATTGTTGTCTTTCAATTTGCATTTGAGTTTGTTGTTGCTGTAATTGAGCTATCTTTATATTATTTTCTTGTTGTCTTAATCTCAATTCTGCCATTGTTTGTTCATACTCTCTAGTTATTCTATCAATTTCCATTTGTAGTTGTATCTCACTATTTATTTGGTCTACAACATCCAAATATCTTTGATAATATATATTATTAACTTCTTGTAAAGCTTTCTCTCTTTCTAATATAACATTATTCTTGTATTCAAAAGCTTGTTGATTTAATTGATTTTGTGTTTGTAACGCATTATAAGCAATTTCAGCAAGTTTTTCGTTATTAGCCAATGTTGCTTGTTGAATAGAATTATTATAATTCAAAATAGACTGATTTAAAGTATCTCTTGCAGTTCCAACTCTACTTTGATATTGATTATACATACTAACTATTGAACTTTCACTATATCCAGTATTACTTAAACCACTATTTGCCATGTTTTGAGCATTAGATTTTGTCTGCTTCATATAATCAACATAAGAAGCCTGTTGCTCTCTAGTATAATCTTTTTGTGTTTGTTCTTTTTGTTGGTTTATTTGTTCTATTGAAAAGTCCGTTTGAGCCTGTTGTAATTCGCTTTGTTTCTTTTCATATTCTTTAGTAGCATTAATTTGATCTTGGTAATATTTATCAGAATTGCTTATAATATTATCATAATTACTTTTTATACTAGCTTCTTGTTGCGTTTTTTCATTTTGAACATCTTTAAATCTTTGGTCATCATAATTAATTGAATATCCGCCACTATCATTTTTTACATACCCTGCCATAATTCCTCCTATCTCTTAATATAACTTCCTATGTAACATTCCAAATAAATTCTTTCCAAAGCAAATGGAACATCTGATGATAACCTTAGTTGAATATCTTTCCATTTTTTCTTTTTAATTCTAGGAACTATATAATCTTTTGTATTTATGAATGTATCTATTTCTTCAAAATCTTCCTTATCCGTTTTAACTTCTAGTTTAATTTTTTCTCCAGTCATGTCTATTACACAACCTCTCTTGTTTGTTGTTTTTTGCATTTGCGGATATCCACATCCATCTAAACAAGTAGTCCAATAAGCATCTATTTCAGCATTTTCTTTTGTTAAAGTATATATAGCAGACTCGTCATTCTCCGATACACTACATAAATATAAAATATTGTTTTTAACAGTTGCTGATTGTATTTTTTTGCTTAATTCCCAATAAAACCACTCATATTCGTTGTGATTTTGATTTGTATATAAACATCTACTATCGGCTAAATAGATTTTATTTTCAATAATTACAAGTAAATATCCTTCCCACTCTTGTAATATCATATCTTTATAATTATTCTCTGTTGTCATTTTAGAATCTACTAAAGTACTTCTATGAGCAATTACTTGTTCTGTTGTTATATCACCAGTTATCCCTTCCATTCCCCTATCGGAAAAGAATACAATATCGTCATTAAAGTTTATTCCTGATGCTACACAACCTGTTGTAATGCTCGAATGTTGACATGGATATACATTAACCAAAACATCATTTAAATGCGTTGGTGATGGTGTATGGTAAAATACGGTTGTATTAGCTTGACTTGGTTCTTTAAATACCCACAAAGCATTATTTCCTGGCACTAACGCCTTTACAGGACTTAGATCTAAACCTTCATTATAATAATCAGTATCTACTACATAAGTTGGGTCATTTAAACTGCAATGCCATAAAACATTAGGATAATCTTGATTTCCACTAAAAAATACTCTGTCATCAAATACTGCCAACAAAGTACATTTATTAATTCTTTCTTTATAACCTGTTACTTCTTTTTCAAATTGAATTATTACATTATCTTGACCATCTGTTAATGGTTTTTCAGGAGCTTTTTCAAAAGTAACTGTCCCTGCTCCTGCATTTGCAGTAAAGCCTTCTGTTATCTCTTGATCATTAACCCAAACTCTAACAATTGAACTCGTAAACATTTCTACATCACAATCATATAATGTACTTTTTCCATCTGAACAAAAACTGTTTTTACGATATTTACTAAGCATATTTACACCATCATATATAGTTCCGCCTCCAGTAGGCTTTCTGGAAATACTTGTTATTGGTATATATCCTGTAACTTCTGAAATATCGCTTCCATCATACACTAAATAATTTATTCCATCTTTTATATAAAATAAATTTTGATATATAAAGCTTTGACTTCTTCTTGGATTCATTCCAGATTCTTTAAGAGTTTTCATTTCTTTAGTATTCATATTGTAGTCATAAAGAGATACTCCACAATGAATTATCATATGCTCAACCTGACTGATTGTATAAAAAAATAGACCATATATAGTATTCTTTAATTTTAGAAAAACTTCTATATCTGGTCTTGTTTCAATTCCTTTTCCTAAAGATTTATAATTTTTCCACATATTTTTTGCATCTGGTGAACGATATAAGCTAACTTCATAATTGGTATAATCTATTCCTCTAAAGCTATTATAATTTCTAAGTAAAAGTCCTCCTGCAGCCTCACCTGTTCCAGTTGTACTCATTAAACACCAACTCCCTTGCCAATAGTTATTGTCCCTGATGATTTTCTCGAATCTAATGTTTGTAATAATCTTTGATATTCGTTATCCCATATTTGACCGAATTTATTTGAAACATCAGTTTTTAATAAGTCTGCTGCAACTCCAATTTTCATTATTTCTAACGCTTCAATATCAATCTCAAATTTATATACATCATCTTTAGTATCATTTGTTATTGTTTTTGGATATTTATTATAATAAATAATCGCTGTACCATCTTCATTAAATGTAATAAATTTGTCTTCTTGGTCATAATCTACACCAACAATTTTTCTTATTTGATAGCAATTTTTATCAATATCAGTCATTTCTATTTCTTGATTTTCAGTAACGTCCATAGTATCTTTTGCTGTTATCTTTTTATACCTCATCATCTCATGCATTTTAGTGTTAATAACAGCATTTATTTTATCAGCAATATCAACATCTTTAGTAAGTTCTTTTGCAGTCGCATCATGTTCTTCTATAAACGAAAATACAGCTTCTTTAAATTCTTTTAATGTCATTAATTATTCCTCCTTTGGACTTTTTAATAATTCATATCGTTTTATTGCTTTATCTATTGTAAGCATTTTACTTCTTGTTTGCACAAAACCTTCATACATCACATATATAAGCATAGTTCCAATTTCCAAAGGTAATTCTTTTTTCGTATTTTCAATTATATATCTTCCATCTTTTTGTTTTACTTTTAATTCTTTTTCTTTGTATAATATTCCATTCTTTATAATATCTTTTACTCTAATATATGTAGTTGCTTGTCCATCATCATCTTCTAAGGTTTCAACATCATCACATAATTCTATTTCTTTTCCATCATAATAATATGCTCCATAAAATGTTGTATCTGGAGCAGGTACTACTTTTTCTAATTTATCTAATTTTTTCATAAGTTGTTCTCCTTTCGTGATTATTGGAATTGCACCAATATCATTCTTTTACCACGATATAATAAAGAGGAGCTCAAAACCCCTCAATTTTTAATACGCTAATGCAATTTTTGTAGTTGTTGCATTAGAAGTAACAACCACAGTATTATCTTTATTAAAATATTTTGCACTTTCAACTCTCACCACAGCAATTCCTCCTGCTGCTATAGATAATGTCAAATCTTTATCTGTTGCAGCATAACCACCATAAATTGGAGCTTTTACCACTACAGTTTGTGCTGAACTTCCTGTGTTTTGTGCAACGATAACAATATCTTCTAATTTAGCATCTTTAGGAACACTAAATTTAACACCATCTGCTACTGTTGATGGTGTAACTAGATCTAATGCTTTTGCTTCATTAAAATTACATTTTATGCATTTTCCTTCTACTACTGCCATATTTTATCAATCCTTTCTATTTACAATTATTTTATAATTAGTGAGCTTTAATTACATATAATTCTTTAGGTCTAACTAATTTAGCACCATATACATGTAAGCCTTTAATAACGTCTGAGAATCTTTTTGATGGTCTGCATTTTTCAACTTTTTCAACACCATTAGCAAATGCTATAGCCTTTTTAGTTCTTACCATTTCATAATCATCTGTTTTATCATTGTATAAGTTGTTAGACATTCTTAAATAGCAATTATTATATTTTCCTACTGCGCCACGTTTAATGTATTCAACGTTGTCTGTGAATAAAGATGCTAGTTTACTTCTTATTAATGTAAGATGTTCAGCATTTAAGTCTGCTGCCAATTCAGCTTTAGATGACACATTATTTTTATATAATTTAATCATAGCATTATCTATAGATGTTAAAGGTGATACTTCAGCTGATATGTCTATTGAATTTGATGTCATACTTGCTAATGCATCTTTAGCCATTGTTCCTACATAAGCATCGGCATCTTCAGCTAATGCTGTTTTTGCTTCATCAAATTCTGTTTCTAAATATCCTTCTTGAGATTGTGCTCTATCTACATCGTCAACCTCAAATGCAAATGCTTTAAATTGGTCAATATCTAGATATTGTGCATTATCTCCTAAATTTTCAATTTCTAAGTCCTTACCTGGTTTGTATGTTTGAATTGTAGGTCTTGAAGCTCCTACTATTTTTAATCTAGCTCCGCCTTTAACTTCACCATCATACTTGTAATCACACCAGTTAGCTAGAACTAAATCTTTTTTTAATTCTGTTTGGCAATATTTGCTCCAGAATGTTGGTTTAAAATTTCCTGCCATTGTTTATTCCTCCTATCTTTTCATTACCAATGTTTCATAGATTTTCTAATTATATCCATATTTTCTTCTATCTCCTGATCTGTCATTTTGTCATATTCAGCCTCAGAAATAAAAGTTTTTTCTTGTTTTGGATTAGGATTTATCATACTTCCTATTGGTTTTGCTTTTTGTTTAGCTTTGTTATTTTGAGAATACATTTCATATACCTCTTTCATAGAGAATTTACTTCCTGCAAACTTATCAGCAAAATTTTTAAATTCTTTGCTTCTTAGTATCTCTGGCTTTACACCTATACTTGCTAATTCTTTTTCACTATCAAATACTTTCTTACTTGTATTAAGTCTAGCAAAAATCAACTTTTCTCGAGCTGTCATTTTATCAGCACCTTTATTAGCAAGTTTTTTTAACTCTAAGTCAACAGCCTCATACCCATCTGCAATAATTTCATCTGCAGTATGGTTTGCTAGTACTTCTAAATCGCTTTGAGAATATGTAGATTTTCTTTCAGGTATTTTTATACCTTTGTCTTTACATAGTTCTGTAATTCTTGCCAATCCATCATCAAGATTATCAGTTCCAAATCCAGCCTTAATAATATTTTCAATATCAGCTAACTTTTCCTCATATTCTCTTTTAAGATTAGCTTCACTTCTTTTAGAAGTATTTCTTTCTCTTCTTACTCTATCTTCCATCATTTTATTGATTTCTTCTTGAGTAAAAGTTCTAACTTCTTTTTCTGAATCTTCTGTTATTTCTTGTTCAGCGGTTTCAGTATTTACCTCTTCCTGTATTTCTTCTGTAGTTTCAGTTTCTACATTTTCAGTTTCGTTAGTTGTATCTAACATTTCTTTTTCATCTTCCATTTAATTCACCTCATTTTAAGTCTGGTAGACTGTTAATTCCATGATTATTAGTTTATTAAGCTCATAAACATGTTTTGGAGCATTATCTTAAGCACTTTCTTCTTGATTGTTTTCTTCATTTAAATCCTCTTCTGTTTGTTTAATTTTACCTTGTCTAGAAGCATAATCTTCTTTAATTTGATTAATTAATTTTTGTTTCATCATTGTAGTAGCTTGTGAATCTGGATCCATGTTATAAAATTGTTGCTGTTGAGCAATTAACTGTTGACCTTGAGCTTGAATTTCAGCTATTCTTGATTGCTTTTCTAATTCTTTATCAACTCGCTCTAATAGTTTTTGTTTTGGC